CAAAATATAATCTCTTCTATGGAAAAAGCTTTTTCGAATTTCTTTGATGTGACAGCAGAAGGATTTTTAAATTTTGGCAACCTTGTAAGAGATATTTTATTTTCAATTTATAAAGAATTGCTAAAAATCTTAGTGTTACAGCCAGTTGTTAATGCTGTTCTTAATTATGTTGGAGGTTTTTTCAAGCCTATAGGCGGTATTATGCATGCAGGCGGTCTTGTTATGCATGAAGGTGGATATATTCCGAGATTTCACTTAGGGGTAGATGAAGTTCCTGCGATACTTCAACGGGGAGAAAGAGTTCTTTCAGTTGAACAAAATAAGATTTTTGAAAGATTAGCAAAAATAATAACTGCCTCTCCACCAGTAGCAGTAGGAGGGGCAGAAGGTTCTGTTCAAATAGTCAATGTAATAGACCCGAACTTACTTAATCAATATCTTTCAAGCTCAGCAGGGCAAAAGACAATTTTAAATGTTATTAGTCATCAAGCATCCTCGATAAGAAAAGTCCTCTGGGGGTAGTATATGGCATATTCAGGCAAAATAACTATATCAGGGCAACAGAATAATTTTGTCAGTGCTTTTTCAGAATTCATAAGATATATTTGTGGGGATACCGCAACTGCAGGAAGGGATTGGCAGATTATTTTTACTGAGCTTGATGATTCAGCAAATAACTTTCAATACATAGAATATTCTGGCACTCTTGCTGTGAATGAAAATAATGTCTGGATAAATCTTCCTACTGCATTTGTAACTGAATATACATTTACAAGAGGAGCAACTACTCTTGTTGAGAATACAGATTATACACTTGATTGGAAATTAGGGAAAATAAAGTTCCTAACAGGGACACCACCCTATAATGTTAGCTATTCATACAAATTTAAGCGGTTTAGAGTTGTAGTAAAAAACACAGGGCTAAGTGGGACAGAAAATATTTATGCAGGATTTTTGATGTTATCTTCTGGATATGACAAAGCAAATATTTTAGTTAGATGTTATAGAGGATATGAAGCTGGCGTAACTCCCTTTTTTGATACAACTTTCGGTAATCCTATTCCATATAACTACTACCATCCCATGTTTGGTTTCTGGACTGGAGCTATAGATATGTGGATTTTTTCAAATAAGCAAAGAATTATTCTTGTAGCAAGAAACAATACATATTATACATTTTGCTATGTAGGCAATATTTTTAGACTTTGCCCACCCAAGGAATATCCTCAGCCTTTATGGGTTCAAACAGATTTATGGGGGTTGACTGATTTAAATGATACACAATTCTATGATAGCACAGACGGTTATAGAAGGTTTTTGGCATCGCCTCGAACGAATCCAGGGTATATGATTAATTTTGCAAATCAATGGTCAGCTAACTATGCTGTTGTCCCAACGCAAACAGATACTGGCAATTGGATTACTGTTGCTTATATAGATGGTTACGATAAAGTTTTATTCCCACTATATTTTATTTGCGATGGATATTTAGTAGGAATGCCAGATGGATTTTATTATGCCCCTGGGTTATCTTTATCTGCTGAAAGTGAGATAACGGTCGGGACTGATACATATATACTATTCCCTAACTGCTGGAGGACAGGGTATGCAGATTGGATGGCAATAAAGGAGGCATAAAATGGCTATTTTTACTCAGTATAGGTTTAATAATGTAGACAATGATTTAGCTGTATTGCAGAATATTGCTGACAAATGTGTTTTACATAACTGGATAATTGATAAATTTGACGCAACAAATAAAGAACTTTATATTCATTCTACTGGGAATGGAAATCAAAACTTGTATTACTCAATGAAAATTATCGACGGTGGGAATCATAAAAAACTTCATATATATGGCAATACTGGGTTTAACACAAATCAATCTTATGACAATCAGCCTGGGAAGTGGACACCAGATTATGCAGGTATTGGCGGGAATTTTTTTGCAATTCCCTTAATAACACAATATCTTTTCATAAACCAATCGGGGATCTTCATAGCATTAGATAGCGTTTTGCCTACAATAATAGTGTGGAACGTCCCTATATCTGGCAGAAAAGTTGTTTTAATCTATGTAGGCAGTATAGAAAGTTATAAAAGTAATGAAACAGAAGGTAATGTAATCTTTGATTTTAGAGCAGCACCGATTCCTTATTTTTATACTGGTGTTATTTATAATGCTATTTTTAACAATTTATATGGTAGAAAAGATGTAGACTATATACCTGACACGGGATTAATTTATTACTTTAATTCAACTAAAATTATTTATTCTACTATCATTTTAAGCTATCATATCGGATCGTCATCTGTCCGGAATACAATTGGCGGTTTTATCTATAATCAGGCAGTAAGAATGAATTCATACACTAACAAATCTTCACTCATAAAACCAATCATATCTATAAGACATGACATTGGTGGATATAACTATTTCTTCCCAGTTGGCGAACTTCCCTATTATGCTGGTGTTCATTATCCTTACTATACTGTAGGAACTGAAGTTACATATGGAACAAGAAAATTTGTAGCATTGCCACTTGTTGAATATACAGCTTCATATGGCGTTTTTATAGAAATAGCATGAGCTATTTAATCGCAAATTATGAGCAATTTATGCTTTCAAGCCCTTACTGGTATCAATGCGAATGGAATGATTGGACTTATTATGGTAGCAATCCTATTCAGCAAGGGCAGGTTTTAACAGGGTCTTACGAAGAGATTATTTTAAATTTAGGGATTGACCCTACTAAACCAGCAAAAATAGCAAAATCAATGTTTGAAATAATTTATTTTCAAGTTTGGTTAATGTATAACAATTTAGATGTCGGCTTAATTACAATGACAAAATATTATGATTTTTACATTTGGAATGCTAATTTTTCAAATGTAAATTTGATTGAAATACAAAAAATAGGTCTTGACAACATATATTATACAGACGATATTATAGGGTTATTTTCCCCTCTTCAAGAAAAAGATACTCTTATTAAAATTTTATTCGAAGGCTCCCCTGTCATAAATGGATATTTCTCCCATTTGTTTGATGTTGGCAACTATGATTTATATATTTCAGGTTTAAGAGTTCTTCCAATACCTATGACACATTTTATTTGTGATAAAGTAAATTTTAAATTGAGTTTTTCTATAGCAGTTGCAGTTAATATGTTTTTGAAAGAACAAAGAAGGCTACTTGTCGATAAACCATTGAGAAATCTCAGTGGAAGCATATTTTTTGATAGATTGGGTTCTTCTAACATAATGAACCTTCTTGACCAATATGGAGGGAGAATATGTGCTTGCTCAATACCGTTTGAAAAACTTACTCCCGTTGCTGAAAATTTATTCGGTCTAAAAAACATTTATGTCGAAGAGGATATATCGCAATACTCAGAAATAGATACTTGCCCTCTTCTTCTTGTTTATTACAAAGACAAGGGCATAGCATACTGCTACGAAATAAGTAATATAGATAAATCCAATAAGCTAATTACTTTAAAATTGCCAATAGATAAACAAAGTCTTAAAAATAATATAGAGCTTTATCCTGCCTTTTTTGCAATCATAGAAAGCGTTACGAACAATGCAAAAATTGGTAAATATACAATTGCGGATGTATCCTTTCAGGAGGTTTATAATTAATGCCAGTATATACTTCAGGATTAGGGGGAGAAACTGCAATACTTCTAACTCCACCACTTTTAGATAACTATAAAGTTGAATTTGTTTCTACAGGAACATTTATAAGTTTTCCAGCTACGAAAGTAGCTGGATATACTTATTCTATAAAAAGTTGCAGAAAAATTTCAGCAAGTTTTATGTTCAAAAATAGACAAGAATTCAAAAATTTTAGAGATTTCTATGTTAATAGAAAAGGGCAGTTGTTGAGATTCTGGCTCCCTTGCTGGCAGAACGAATTTGAGCTTACAAGAAACGTTAATGCAAATGATGGTATTTTATACATTAAGAATGTCAATCAGTCGCAAAAAGAAGATGAATATTTAAGAATATTTATAGTTACAAAAAGCGGAGATATAGTTGTAAAACATATAACAGAAGTTATAACAATAGATGAAACAGAAGAAAAATTCGTTCTTGATTCTGTTATCCCTATAGCTATTCAAACTTCTGAAGTTGGAATTTTTGGAAGAATTATACTGGCAAGGTTTAATTCAGATTTGGAAGTTAAATTTTTAAAGGCAGATAATACAGATTTGATAGCTACTACATCTGTTTCTTTTATAGAAGTTCCATACGAATATGCCGAGGTTGGAGTATGACATATCAACAAGAAATTATAAAAACTCAAATGTTACCTTTTGCTGAACTTTATGACTTTATATTTCCCGATTACACTTTATACCTAACAAGCTATCCAGAACAATTAAGTTATAACTTTCACAATTATATCCCTGCTGTAATGATGAGAAATGACTTTCAAGCAGAAAAAGGCTCTCTAAGAGAATTAATCATTACTTTCGCTACAAAAGAAAATGTAGCTTTAAACTTCTTGATGGTAAATGTCCCTAAAATAAAAGTTATTTTACGGAGATATTTTATAGATGCACAAGTTGCTAAAACAATCTTTGTAGGGGAAGGAGAATCAGTAGGGGTTGAGGGTAGAACAATAACTTTTAAAGCAATAGACCTTCTTGCTCTTAAAAAATGTCTTATCCCTCCAACTGTTTATTCAAGCTACTGCAACAATACGCTTTTTGATAGTCACTGTGGGGTTTTATCTTCTTTGTATAGAACTGTGACGCTTGTGAGTGCGTCATCAGATGGAATGATTTTATACAGTGGAGCTTTTGGTTCTGCTGATCCTGATTATTTTACTTATGGCTATGTTGAATTTAATAATAATTTTAGGATGATAACTAAGCATGATAAAACTAATTCTTGTATATATCTTCATATGAGCTTTGATGAAGATGTTAACAATAAGACAGTTACTGTTTATGCTGGTTGCGATAAAACACCGCAAACATGCAAAAATAAGTTTAACAATTTACGCAATTTTAGAGGCTTCCCATACATTCCTGAAAGGAACCCGGTCATATGGGGATTTAAATGAGATGGCTATTTATGAATGATGCAATTTGGAATAGATACAAAGCAGAGCTCTTGAGTTGGGTAGGAACTCCATATAGACATATGTGCGGGGTAAAAGGTAGAGGAGTTGATTGCAGCAAGTTAGTTGGGGTATCTTTAATAAATGCAGGTTTGCTAAATGGATTTGAACATGAATATTACCCTTCTGACTGGTTTTTGCATATGGATAAAGAACTTATTCTTGATTATGTAGAAAAAAATAGAAAATTCTTAAGAGATGGGATAGATTTTGTAGCGTTATCTCCAGAGGAAAAGAAAATGCGGGGTGATTACTTAGGCTTTGCTTACAATTCTCCCAAAGGACTTGTAAACCATGTGGGGATAATGCTTGATGATGGAACATTTATTCATTCTGCTATTATGCGGGGAGTTTGTTTAAGTCATTTTACAAATTTTTGGGAAAGGCATTTAAAAATAATTTTAAGAATTGTGGAGATAATATAGATGGCATTTCCTGTTATTTTAGGTGCAGTTATTACAGGGGCAATGGCATGGTATTTTTCAGGCAGTTTAGTTCTTGGTCTTGTTATGACTGGGTTGACTTTAATTTCTTCTTTATTTGTTCCCAAGCCAAAGATGCATTTAAAGCCTGCTTCTTTATCTGACTTTCATATTACTCAAGCTAATGAAGGGCAACCTGTTCCTGTCGTATATGGTATCGTTCATATCCCTGGGAATATCATTTATTACGGTAATTTAGTAGTTGAAGAGGTCAAACAAAAAGTAAAAGGTGGCAAGGGTGGAGGAGGTAGTAAAAAAGTTACAGTAGGATATAAATACTATCTTGATATTTGGCAGGCGATATGCCATGGGAAAATTGAGATTCTTGATATGTATATTGATGAAGATAAAGAAAAATCAGTTCAAGCGAATTATGCAATATTTAATGATGGAACGCAAGATACATATCCAACTCAACTTGAATATGCAAGCCGAATTCCTGGGGTAGCTCATATTTTTTGGAAAAAATTTTTTGTTGGGGAGAATAGAACTTTTGTCCCCACAGTGAAATTTAAAGTTAGAAGAATATTAGAAACTGGGTTACCACATGAAAATATGAATAATGGCTCTAATCCTGCTGCAGTTGTTTATGACATTCTCTGCAATTATGGAAAGCTATCTCCATCAGATATTAATATTGATAATTTTATTCAGGCAGCTAATTACTATTATGAGCAAGGCTATGGGATTAACTATGTTATTTCTTCTTCTATTCAAGCAAGAGAGGCAGCATCAAAAATTCTTGAATTCGTTGATAGCTACCTTGATTATGACGAAAACGGCAAGATAGTTATAAAGATTTTTAAAAAAACAGATGTTCCTGTAGGCACAATAGAAGATGACTTTATTAATTTCAGTTTCGCAAAGCCTTCTTGGAATACTATCCCAACTAAGTTTGTTGCTAATATTGTTGAGGATGGGGTAGTAAGAACGCTTATTCTCGAAAACACTGCTGTTCAACTATATTCAGGTCAAATAATTAGAGAAGAAATAGACTTAACGGCTTTTACTGACAGAGCAATAGCTTTAAAGAGATTATCTGAAATCATGAAAAGAGAAAGCTATCCAAGAATAGCCTTAAATCTTAAGCTTCCGATAAAGTATGCAATATATAGCGTTGGGGATATTCTCACAATTAAAAACTTGGATATAGGATTTACAGCAGATTTTAGAGTGCTTTCTATAAGTGAACCAAAAATTGACAGCAACGAAATAGAAATGCAACTAATTCAACATACTGATGCCAAATTTGATAATTATTATCAAGCCACAGGAGGGACATTATGGCAAGAACCATCTTATACATTGCAACATTTTACAAAAGTTAAAATTATAGAATTAGATTATTTATCTTGGCTTTCAAATGCAACTGCTATTCTTATTTTAGTTAATCAAGAAACTGGTTTTGAAACAGGATTTGCTGTGTATGGAAGTGTAGATGGAACCTCTTATGAATTGCTTGGTGTTTGTTCTACTTTTGCAACTGCAGGAACATTATCTCAATCTTATCCAGCTGAAACATATGATATTGATGATGAAGTAGGGATTATTTTCGAGCCTTACAAAGAGATATTAGATCCTTTCCCAAATTTACCGAGAGCAGGTCTTTTTTCAGAACCGAGAGTTTTAGTCGTGGATAATGAAATCATGGCTTTTCAAAATTATGATCCATACGGAACTAATGAGTATAAGATAACAGGTATAGTAAGAGGATTACATTGGACAACAAAGGTATCTCATAATGCGGGGGCGAATGTATTTATTAGCGAAATAAGCAATAATATTATTCAAGTTCCATATACTTCAAACTTTTATATCAAAGTAGTTCCTGTATTCATAGACACTTCGCTTGATTTGTCAGGAGCGACTGCTTATTATGTCGAAAATACATTCAAGGCTAAAAAGCCTAAAACTCCTGAACGAATATTAGCAGTTAGAACAGGCTCAACGGTAAAAATAGATATCTTCCCTATTACAAAAGAGAGCCTCATCGGAGCAGGCAAACAAAATGCAGACATTTATACTGATGAATATCCTTTTATTTCAGCAGAAGGGAAATGGGAAGTTAGTATTGGAAGCACAACAGTTTTTTATGACGATCCTCATTTTACAGTAGAAAATTCGAGCTCTTTTGTAATTAATGTTAGACAATATCACAATGGAATGTATTCAGAAACTAAATCTCTATCTGTCGGGACGGCAGATGGAGAATATATTGCCTAAAGTTAGTAAAGTATTAAAATAAAAAAGGAGGAAATAAAATGGCAATTTTAAATCCAACGCAATTAGAGACAGCCACCTACGGAACTGTTGGCTGGAATGCAATTTATTCGAGCAATTTTCAGAAGATAAATGATTATCTTAGAAGATTTAACTGGTCAATTGCAACGATAACTTATTCGGCGAATATAAATGTCGATTGGAATGCCTCAGATGTTCAGATACTGACACTAACAGGAAATGCAACAATAAACTTTAGCAATCCTCGACCTGGGGGTAAGTATGTTTTACTTATTAAACAAGATGGGACAGGAGGAAGAACTATAACTTGGGGTAGTAACATAGTTTGCGATATACAACCAAACTCTACGGCTAATTCAATTACTGCTTTCTTTTTTATTTATGATAGCACTAATTCTAAATATATTAGTGTTCAAGGGGCTTCTTCTGGAGGTTCTGGTGGTGATGCAAATACTTTAAATGGGCAACCCGGAAGTTATTATCTTAACAGGGCTAATCATACTGGAAGTCAATCACCGACTACGATAAGTCCCCAGGGTGTGGGGAGTGGATTAGATAGTGATAAATTAGATGGTTTTCATGCTACAAATATTCCAACTTCTTCATCAGTAGTAGCATCTTCAGATCGTGGATCTTTCATAAGAGATGGTTGGAACAAAACTTCTTCTGCTTTAACGATTTATGTAGACAATATTAACGGAAGTGATACAACTGGTGATGGATCATCTTCAAGTCCCTATGCAACGCTGACAAAAGCTTTATCTGAATTACCGAGCAAAATAGCAAATAATGTTACTATTGTTTTGAAAAAATCTTCAACATCTTATGGTTCTATTTATCTTAGTGGTCTTGTTATGGAAGCGGTAGGTAGTTTAACAATTCAAGGAGAGTTCAATCAACTTAATAGTGGAACAGTTAGTAGTTTTAACAATTCAGTTAATGATCCTGTTTATGGTAGTTTAGTCACAGTAGCACAGATTACAGATAGCACAAAAACCTGGACAACAAATCAATTTCAAAATAAGCTTATAAGAGTTTATAAAGGTTCAACATCATACTATAGGACAATTTGCTACAACGATGCACATTCAATTTATTGCAATCAAACTTTTCCTACAACAATAGACAACACCTGGAGCTACGAAATATTAGATTGGGGAACTACATGTAATTATATCCAACTTGTTAACAATCTCGGAGCGGTAAATATTCAGAACTTAAAAATAAGTCAGCCTAACAACTTTTATTGTTTAGTCTTAAGAAAAACCTCAATTATCAATGTTGATAATTGTTTGTTTGAAAGTTATGCAAACGGTTCATATTCAACTGTCTTTACAGGAGAAACTTATTGCACAATTAGTAATTCTGTAATAAATGCAAATAATACTTCTAATTATGCAATGTATATATCTGAAAGTGCTCCATTCTATTTTGCGGCTTTGCATGGGTGCTTGGTTCTTAATAATTCTTCTTCTGCTGTATTGAATAGTTATTTCTTCTCAAAAATAAATTTATTAAATGGGACAAGATTGTATAAAGGGACTGCTAACCCAGCTTATGGTATTC